TTAGTGCCGCGCTTGGTAGCCTCAGACTGCCAGTCCACATCATCAGGCATCTCCACCTCAGCCCATGCATGGTTAGCTGGGCGACGATCTGGTGCGGTCTTTGATGGATCAGACTTCTCACCAATGTGAGTGGCAATAGGTAAGTCACCCGCATGCCAGCCGGGGCGATAAGCCAGATCACCAATCTTTGACTTAACCTTGCCGTTTTTCATGTCACCTTCTTTGGCGTCCGTCCACTTGTTCATCTCAACTGGAGTATTAGCGTCCACGAAGAGTGGGAACAGTTTGCCGGGGTGATCCTTGTGGACACGAAACAGTTTATACGCTTTAACGGTGTTCTTGGGTTCTTTAGCTGACCCACCCTTTGCCAGTGCTTGGCGCATTTGTTCTATCGTAGGTTTCACTGATCCCACCTATCAGTTAGCCTAAACGTCTGCCAATATTATCTGGGGGCATATCCATTGGATAAATTGGTCTTGGCGGCTCAGGATTGATGCGGGGATCTTCGCGTGGTCGCTCAGGATTTATATCTGGCCTAATGCGTGGATCTTGCATGCGCTCTTGCATCCTTATATCTTCCATCATCTTTTGGAAATCATTGGTGCCACCGTAGTTAGTCTCTGGCGAATATCCAATCTGAGGATTCTGAGTTGTCGGTGAATTGGTGTTCATGCCACCGTAGTTAGTGCCGGGATCATATCCCTGTGATCCTACCGTTGGTTCGCCATACACAACCTGAGGGGCTTGCGTTGTCTGTGGTCGTGGTTGTGACACGTCGTAACCGTATGCGTCGCTCAATGCTCTCATGAGGTCAGGGTTGCCTGCATACTGTTGGAAGAAGTCAGGCGTACCAATGTTCACACCACCTTGCTCATTAGGAACTCCAGCAATGAACTGACCGTTGCTCAACGTCACACCACCAAGCTGGGGCATTTGCGGGGCAATTGTGTCCAATGGATAAATAGCAGGCTTTTCATACAGTGACTCGTTTGGAGCCTCGTAATTCGGCTTAGTAGTAGCGCCCTGATCATAGCCAATATCATAGTTTGGCATTGGAGCCGTGTATGGATCTGGCGCTGTGTCTGGAAACATTGGCATTATCGCTGTATCTTGACCCGGGAACGGCGTTGTTGTCGGGCTGTAATACTCTTCTAAACGGGGAGGAGGAGGCGGGACAGGCTCTTCATAGCGAGGCTCAGTCGGTCTAATATTACGTAAGGCTTCAATGGTGTCAGGCGACATTTGCCCCTGCTCAAGCATCCTACGTAATGCCTCCATAGGACTCGTCGTTTGCCCAGTTTCACGCGCTCTTCTTTGCAAATCAAGTTGTCTTAATCGCTGAATCATTGGTTCCATTGGAGACATGTCAAGTCCTTTCGTAAATGTCCACAGATTATGCCTTCACTTGAATGGCACGTCTATAAATAATATTTGTAAGTTTCGCGTAATCGTGCACTGAGTGCACTATTATTCTGCATACGGGTTGACCTTGCCACGCGCTCTTTGGTTGTACTCGTCTGCATCATAGATATCGTCCTCGTCCAACTCATCCCGTGGCGGTGCGTCGATGCTGATCCATCCACCATCACGCATGTACCGTAGTCCCTGTGAGATGCAGTCAACGAACTCGTCATGCACCGTCTCAGGGAATGAGCAGATCTGGCTGACCATGCCTTCAGCCCAGTCCCTTACAAACCCCTTCTTGACGGTGCTCTCAGGCACCCAGACGCGCCCAGCCTTGATGATGTTAGCCACGATGCTTAGGCGCTGGATCTTGTCCGCCCTGCCGGGGTTATAGGCATGCACGGGTAGATGCGCACGTTGCAAGTCTTGGATCAGGGATATGCCGGCGGACTTGTCCTCCACGAGGATCAGATCCACCAGCTTCTTCTCACGTCCCTCACCGTACACCGTCTCATACTCGTCGATCACCTTAGGGCGCAGATCTGGGTACTGTAGGTGCTCTTGCCAGCAGTCCAGCACCATGACACACATGCCACCGTCCATAGGCTTGAACGCGCCCAGCGTAATGCACCCTGTAGGGTCGTTCTGCGTCTTGTCGGACGTCGCGCAGTCATAGGACTGAATGATGTACTCAAGCTTGGGAAACGGCTTGTTAGCAGGCCATAACCTGAACCAATCCCTCTTGACGATACCGCCCTCTTCAGGGTCAATGATCTCAGCGTGGATCTCTTGGCGCCCTAAATTCGTGCCTTCGTATTGCAGGATCTGCTTCTGGAACGATGGCGCCAGATTCTTCATGTTGCTGTACGTGCTGGCGCGTGTGATCACCACGTCGTCACCCTCACGGTCAATCAACTCCATGATGACCTCTTTGGGCTTGGGTGTCGTCGAGCATATGAGCTTAGTGCGCTGGCCCAGTCGTATGCCGAACTGGATCATGTCCCACGATTCGCGGAGGTACTCCCACGCCGCTAGCTCGTCCAGCCATCCACCGTGGAACTGTGGGCCCCGGAAGCGCTCTGGCTCCGACGCTGGGATGCCCTTGATGAAGCTCCCATTGATCAGGTGGATCTCATGCAGGCTGGAGTTGTACTTGGCTACCAACTGCGGAGGGATCACGGATATAAGCCCTGAGTCACCCTCAAAGCATGTACCCTTTAAGTCACCGCTAGTAGGGGCTGAGACAAGCCATCGTGTGTTGGGTTGCTCCCATGCCCATGATGCCAAAGTTTCAGCGGACGCACGAGTTTTGCCGGCTCCACGACCCGCCAACATCAGCCAGATATTCCACCAGTCACCCGTAGGCTCAATCTGGTGCTTGTGTGCTTGCTTACCTAGCCAATTCAACTGCCAATTGATCACCGCCTGCTCAGTAGGATGCAGGCTCTCAAACTCCCTCTTGATGCTGGGATCGTCCAGCACTGCATCGAGTGCGCTCATTCGGCTTGGCGTTGCAACTTGATTGACTTGAGCAACTCACCGAACACACTGATGTTGTGCTCTATCACTACAGGCTTGTCGTCATCCCCAGTCAACTGCATTGAACTCAAGTCTGGTAACGACTTATTCAGCAGTATTTGGATTGCTTTGATCCTACTAGGCAGAAGTTCCTTATCCTCAGTGCTAAGTGCATGATCTTCAAGGACTTTTATCAATTGACCCACTTGGATTTTCTTACGCACGTCTTCCTGATGGAGTTTGCCCATTGGACGACCTACTGATCTCTTCTCTGTTGCCATGCTTATGTCCTTTCACGCAATTGTTTCAGCGCATGGACATTAGTTTAACCTGAAGTTTGGTTCTTTGTGAAGTCCCTACCTGCTTTGTATCCCTTGTTGTATTCCAACATGAGTCTGTATTGGAATACAGTGCTTAGATGCTCCATGAACTCGATAGCGCTCTCTTCGGCGTTTCCTTCAAAGGATAGGTAGTTGTCGGCGAAGTCCATCACGCCTATCTCATCGCCGTTTTGGTTGTAGAACGATATCCTACTGTCGTGCTTGGGCATCTTGGTGCCAGACTCTTTGCCTTGTGCGCTCACTCTTCCCTCGCTTTCATCATTGCATTAGCGATGGTGTACGACTCTTCTGCAATAATGCTAAAAAACTCATCCCAATCACCACCGTCGGTTTGATCTGTTTCAAATTGATTGCGTCGGTATGCAAGTGCAGTTTGCATCGCTTGAGCCGCAAAGTAGTCACGCAGTGTCATACCTTGTTGGTGTTTAAAGTTCAAATCAGTTGGAAACGCTGGGATGTTCATTCTGGGCTACTCCCCAAGATCTTGTGCTCTGCCCAGCGCTTATACGACTTGAGTTCTTTGTTCTCCAACTCCAATCGATCTACCTTGCTCTGTAAGCTCTTGAGACGGCTTCCAGCCTGTTCGATCCAGTCTCTGACCTCTACAGGCATGTCGAACGTCTGCTCGCGCTTTACGGGCTTCTTTGGCGCGGCTTTCGCCGCTACCTTCTTTACTGTTGCCATTCTGTGTATCCCTTTAGATATGCTCGCACAATGTCCATGTCTCTTGAAGACACAGTCCATGAATCAGCGTTACCGCCGTCGAGGATCAAGCCGCCTTCACCCTTGCCGCGAAAACCGTCATTGCCCAAGATGGTGCCAACGTAGTATCGGGTAATGAACTGCCCAAACTCCGTATGCGGGTAGCGAGCATCATAGAACTCCACCAAAGGCTTGTCCTCATTGTTTGTGAGTTTGAAGTCGCGACCATACTTCTCGCCTTTGCCAACTACGCGAATGTTGTATTTGTCTACTGTGATCATGATAATTTCCTTTTTAAACCTGCTAACTTTGCAGTGCATGAATTCTAACATGGAATTAGAGAAGGGTGTCAACACCTTTTTTATATTTCGTAAACAGCCAACCTACCGGGGTTGTGCCACTCTGCGAACAGCCCCATACCGATCAGCGTATCGCGTAGCTCAGGCTTGATGCTGTCACCCCATATGCGAGCGCCATCGTAGTAATTCACCCAGTTAGATGATCCCTCGTCCTCGGCACTGATGCTGAAGTTACCGTTGTCGTCGTGGTGCTCGTAGACGGGTACGCCCATCTTGGTCAGCTTGTTGAAGGCTTTGATGTAAATGCGCTTCATGCGGCCTCCATGCTCACGGGTTGAAGTTTGCCTAATGCCAACTGCTCGCGGTAAGCATCCAGAATGAATCCGTCCATCTTGTTTTCAATGGCACCCTCAGTCAAAGACGACACCAAAAAGTTGTAGTGGTAGTTCTGCTTGATTTCGCGTGGGACTCCGGGAATGCGAAACAACGTGCTGAACTCACGGGCCCGATTACCTAGTCCATTGTTGTACAGATCGTAGTAGCAGTTCTGCGCCCTTCTGAAGCGCTCCAGCGCCTTGTTGGTAGTCTTGCCCTCAGGCACCTCGCCAATCGCTGGGATAAGCCCCTGAAGGGCTTCTGCGATGGTTTGGTATGCACCTTGTTCGTTCCAGTATGTAGCCATGTTCTTTCTCCTTCGTTGTTAATTAAATGAAACCGTACTTCTCTGCGCAGATGGGGCCAATGCCCAATGCGATGCTGTCTTTGTCAGTCAATGCACGAGCGCAAATGGCGCATTTGCCAAACTTCTGACCGTATGCGATAGCCGCTTGCTTTGGATCGCTAGACACTGCCACGATGCGCTCTGAAGTCTCTGTGTCGCAGTCGCGTGATGTGAACAAACGACCACCAGCAACCTTGCCCAAGTACACACCGTCTTCTTTGTTTTTGATGTAGATAGCGCCAGCATTCTTGCTGTTCTCACCAGCAGGGCTGAACACAAATGTGTCGAGGCGTAACTTGGGGAACTTGATGCCAGCTTGCTTGGCGTTGTTGAATGCCACCTCGATAGCCTCCACAGTAACAACGGGTGCTGTCTCAGCGCGGATAGCCTTCTCTGTAGCGCGTTCT